GGACCAGTCCGCTGCCACCAACACCGGGTACCAGTCCGCTGCCACCAACACCGGGTACCGGTCCGCTGCCACCAACACCGGGTACCGGTCCGCTGCCACCAACACCGGCAACCAGTCCGCTGCCATAGTTGAAGGAAAAGAGTCTATAGCCATAGCAACCGGAGCGGAAGGCAAAGCAAAGGGCAAGATTGGATGCTGGCTTGTTCTTGCTGAATGGCAAATAGCAAGCGATGAATGGCACCTTGTCGATGTGAAATCATTCGCTGTTGATGGTGAGAAAATTAAAGAAGATGTTTTCTATTCCCTGAAAAACGGGAAAGCAATTGAGATAGAATAGTTCCCCGCGACCGGCTGGCTGCAGCATCGCTTAATCCGTTCGTTTTAATCCGGTTTTTTCACCCGCCCTGTGCAGACTCCTTCTTCCCCGAAGGTTGCCGGGGCTATTTTATTCCAGTCATCAATTAAAAGCATATGGCTTATATAGAAGTTGAGCTCGACGATTTTGATACCGTAGAGTTGGTGGAGGAATTAGCCAAGAGGCTGGGTCAGAAGAAGAGAAATTTTCTGACGGGTAAAACCCTGAAAAAGGCCATAGAAGCTATGCAGGGGTTGGATGAAGCGCTACACGTTATGGTCCTTCCAATCGATTCAGTGGATGACCAATCCAAAAGAGATGTCTTGCGGAAATATTGGTCAGAATTGACGTCTTATCAATTTGAAGAAAAACTTAGTAAATAATTTACTCTTTCTCCACAACCAGGAGAAGGGGGAGTAAACCAGCAAAAGAGATGACCGCGATCAAACGCCCGATATTACGCTACCACGGAGGGAAGTTCCTGCTGGCAAAATGGATCATCAGCCATTTCCAGGATCATCTTAATTATTTCGAGGCTATGGGAGGTGGTGGAAGTGTGCTTATGCAAAAGGCGCGATCCAGATATGAGACGTATAATGATTTGTGGGGGACGGTGGTGAATGTTTTCAGGGTACTGCGGGACAAAGGGATGGCTGCTGAACTTGAACGGGTTATCCGGCTTACGCCTTATTCCCGCGAAGAATTTGCAGCATGCGGGGAGATCAACATCGGCGCTATGGAAGATCCCATTGAAAAAGCCAGGTTAACCATACTGAGATCGTTTGCCGGCTACGGCTCAGCAGCTACAAACAATAAGCATGCTACAGGTTTCAGGACCTGGCCCAGGCCGCGCGGTTCATCGCCTGCCCAGGATTGGGCAAACTGGCCCAGTCAGATCAAGGCGTTCACAGAGCGGTTGCAGGGCGTGACCATTGAGAATAGGGACTATCGGGAACTATTGCCGCTGTACGACGGCGACAATACGCTTGTATACCTCGATCCTCCTTATCCTCACGACACAAGGAACATGAAGCGCGGGAATGCCGCCTATGCGCACGAGTTCACCGATTCCGATCACATAGACATGGCTGAAAGGGTCCGTCGATTGAAATCCATGGTGGTTATCTCCGGTTACAATTGCCCGCTATATGATGACCTTTTCAAAGGCTGGCAGAAAGTAGAGAAAACTGCAATGGCCGACGGAGGTCGGGAAAGAGTTGAATGTCTTTGGATTAATAGGACCGGTAAAAACACACTTTTCGCATGAGAAAATCACCCTACACCCTCTCCTACTCCGATCTTGTCCAATGGGCAGAGAAGCAGGAGAGGTACGCAATGGAAAATGAAAACAACGAAAGATAAATTATGCCAAAGAAAAATTCATATATCACATTTACGGATCAATTCTGTGGAGCTGGCGGAAGCAGTCAGGGCGTCCGAAATCTATCACGCAAATACGCCGGAGGAGTGGAAGTTAAATTAGCTCTTAATCATTGGAAATTAGCCATTGAGACGCACAATACGAATTTCCCCAATACGATCCATGATTGTACCGATATCAGTGCAGCCGATCCGCGCCGATACCCTTCAACGGATATTTTGATTACCTCGCCTGAATGCACCAATCATTCGCTTGCCAATGGTAAAAAGAAACCAAAGAACCTTATTGATCTTTTTACCGCCGGAAAGCTGGATCCTGCGGCAGAACGTTCCAGGGCCACGATGTGGGACGTTCCACGATTCGCAGAATACCACGGCTATAATGCCATTATCGTGGAAAATGTAGTTGATGCACGTAAATGGGTAATGTTCGAAGCCTGGTTAATGGCTATGCACGCGTTGGGTTATAATCATAAGTGCTGTTATCTCAATAGTATGCATTTCCAGCCGACCCCACAAAGCAGGGATAGGATGTACATCGTCTTTTGGAAAAAAGGGAATAAGGCCCCAGACCTTGAATACATGCCCATCGCTTGGTGCGGCAAATGCAGAAAGGATGTTCAATCTCTTCAAACATGGAAGAATCGCCGAAGGAAATTTGGCAAATATCGCACCCAATATGTGTACTGCTGTCCATCTTGCGCTTCAGTCGTTGAACCTTATTATTATGCCTCCTTCAACTGTATAGACTGGACAGATTTGGGAGAACGTATTGGCGACCGGCCAAAGCCACTTGCTGATAAAACAATCACGCGCATACAATATGGCCTTGATAAATATGGGCGTCAGCCAATGGTAGTGACCACCCGATATACTTCGGGAGTAGATTGCAGGGTAAGGCCGGCGGCGACGGACCCTATGCCGACACAACCAGGCGACGCCAGTCACGGCATTTGTACGCCTCTTATAATTGCTGCCAAATATGGCCCCGGATTGGGCTATAGAGTCAAATCTGCCGCATCTGATCCGCTTGGCACTCAGGTAGCGGATGTTCACCACGGAATATGCACGCCTTTCATTGTAAAGCTGGAGCACGGAGGAAAAGTAAAAAGCACCACGGAGTCTCTTCACACCCAGACAACAAGGCAAAGCGACATGGTGGTTACTGCCTATGTGAAGTCGTCTACGGATAGCTTGCCAACTCAAACAACTTGCCAAGGTATGGGCGTTGTTATGCCGATGCTGACCGAGATGTATGGTAATGGGAACTGTCGTCCAATAACCGATCCTTGCTCGACTATCACGGCTGGTGGAACTAAGCACGGTCTCATCACTACAGAGTCCTGGAATAGCTTTCTGGCCGCCTATTACAATGGTAGTAATTGTACCAAACGGATTACGGAAGAGGCGGGTACACTGACCGCCAGGGAGGGTATGGGTATCGTGAATTATAAGGAACCGAGCCTTGAAGATTGTTATTACCGAATGCTTAAGGCTCAGGAAGTAAAGATCGGTATGGCATTCGACAAAGATTATATAGTTCTTGGAAATAGCCGGGAGCAGGTAAAGCAATGCGGTAATGCAGTTACTCCGCCTGCCATGGAATGGCTCGCGCAGCAGGTAATTGAAAGCTTAAAGTAATTAAATATAAACAGGTTCTTTCCGGCTTCTACGCCTGGGCTTAAACAGAATAACAGCCGAATAGCAAGCCTCTCTTGATGCTTATATGTTGATCACAATAGTGTCCGCGCTGGCCGACCACTGTACAACGGACGACTTGGAAAAAGAAAATTGATAAAGAGATCGATAACGCCGGGGATAGGGCAGGAACGCATCGGTAGAGAGTGAAAAAGGGCCATCTGTAAAAAAAACGACCCTTTTTAAATTCTTGGATAGAAATAGTAAGTATTAAACTCTGACAGGTAAAGATACTTAATATTTTGATTCCAAGGATATAGGAGTGGTAATGCAAGCTAAAGTCAAAATATGAAACCAAAAGCCTTTCAAAAGCCAACGATAGAAGAAGTGGAAGCCTTTATGCAGGAGCGCAAACCGGAATGGCCGGCGAAGTTCTGCAGATTTTATGCGGAGAAGTTCTGGAATAGCTATGAAAAATCAGGGTGGCGGCTCAGTGCTGGCCGGGGAGGACCGGTAAAAAGCTGGAAAGCTTGCTTCTCTTCGAATTGGCAGGATGTTTCTTTCCAATCGGATAGGGAGGCTCTCAATAGGATGGTAACGGAGGAGATAGCGCGATCCAAGGCGCAGCAAGGAAAAGGGCCGGATAGGCTTGTAGAGGTCACGCCGGATGCCCTGGACGCACTTCTGGAAAAGTACATGTCCAGCCCTACACGTGTTTTGCCTTCGATGCTGGCCGGCTGCTACGACTGGATAAAGTCGAAGATCAAGGTGAAGCTGAGCAGGGAGCAAAGAGATATTGTAATGGGGCTTGCTGAAAAAGATGTGGAGAAAGCGAAGGCAACGGTCGTGGGATGGGTATTTGAAAATCTCGCCAGAGAGGGAAAGACCTTTAAACAATTGACCGCCAATGTCTGAAGATCATAAAATATTGGTTCATCTGGGGTATGCGTATCTGGATATGTACAGGCGGGAGATATTTCAATTGGAAATGCTTTTCACCTTGCCGGTGGTTCGGCATATGCTTTTGTCCATCTATAGTTCGATGGTAGGAAGGAAGATGATCCTGGCAATTGAGAAGCTGCCGGCCGATATAAAGGAGAAACTGAAGATAGAATGCCGGGAATATACCTTCGGTAAGCCGGCGGATCTGGCTATTGAATTTGCAAAATGCTACTGGTCCCTGGACCAGCTGGCTAAAATGAAAGAACAATGAAATGGACAACCGAAAAACTTCTGGCCTTTAAAGCGCATTTTGTACTAACCGATAGACAGATTGCCAAAGGGATAGGTATCACCCATAAAATGGCCTGGAGTATTCGGAATGGAGAGGTTGACATAGGCCGATACAGTGCTCCGTTGACGGCCTTTATGGAATCGGTGAGAGCGGGCAAGATTGCCGAGGCGGAAAAAATGATCGAGTATTTCAAAAGCTTTTAACCCAGGCTCCGGCCTATAAAATAAACATATGGCAAATAAGCAATATTCGAGGATGACAGCTGATTTCAATCCGGCTGTTGGAAATAAAGGCGATAGAGTAGAAATAAAGTTCAGGGGAAGAAACAGCGTGGGCAATGATTGCGAAATGACCATTTTGATTGATAAATGGTTCCTACCGGAGATCATAAAGAGTTTTGCTGAAATAGCAAGACGGGATGTTGCGGCGGCTGTTGGATTTGAAAAGAGGATCAAAAATGCTATAGAATCATGAACCGAGAATTATTCCTGTCAGACTTCAAGCGCCTCCGCCGCGCTTATCCGCCGGAAGACCTGCCGGAGATTCTGGCAGACTACGTGAAGAACATGCCCCTAATGCCAGCGCATTGGCCTGGCAATACCCGGCATCCGGATAAGATCATTCGCCATTGTTGCATCTACTTCCGCACGAACCTTAAAAAGATGGCCATGCGATGCAGGAAAGAAAGCATCAAATATCCCCGGCAGGCGACAATCTACCTGCTCGAAAAACGATCAGGCTTGCATCATGATGAGATAGCCGCCATATTCGGGCTGGATCGAACGACAATCATTTCTTCCCGCGACCGCATCCAGAACCTTATTGACACGAACGAAGATATACGGGCAGAGTTGTGGAGGTTGAATGCGAAATTATGACCCTATGGACCTTTACGACAAAATCCGCCTTATGAAGGACCTGATCAAAGAGAACAAGGATATAACCGTAGGAGAATACTGGGAGACGGTAAAAGAGATTGAGAGCGTGGAGCATAAGACAGCGGGTTATATTCAGACAACATCTGGCATCCTGGAAAGCGAGATTATTCACAACAAATTCACAAAGAAAAAGGCATCATGAAAAAAGAACGACCCATTTTATTCTCAACTCCAATGGTCCAGGCTTTATTGGAAGGAAGGAAGACGCAGACGCGGAGGATCATAAAGCCGCAGCCAAGCCCCAGGGCCACAGAATTTTACCATTCAGTCAAAGGTGGATGGCCAAAGACACCTTGGCATGCAAGGCTAGAACTTCCAAGCGATCCGGGATATTATGAGGTTACGGATTTATACAAATGCCCCTATGGAACCGTAGGGGACATTCTTTGGGTACGGGAGACTTTCATCCAAGGTCAGAAAATGGACGGCGAGGAGATGTTCGTATATGACGACAATGGCCATCCAATTGACAAGACTTGGTACAGAGCGGATGGAGACCTGGATAAGTGGTTCAACGGCGACGCAATGGTGGAAGTACCATGGAAGCCATCTATCCACATGCCCAAGTCCGCTGCCCGCCTCTGGTTGGAGCTAACGGATATCCGTGTGGAGAGGGTGCAGGATATAAGCGAGGAAGACGCGATTGCTGAAGGGGTAGAAAGTCGGCTTGAAGAGCGTCTAATATCTAAGCCAGTTCACTATAAGGTCTATTACAACGGTCCAGGGGATGACTCTACTTATTCCTCATCAGCATCTGTTTCATTTGAGACACTCTGGCAAAAGATTAACGGTCCTGAGTCCTTGCAGGCCAATCCGTGGATATGGGCGCTGACATTAAAAGTTTTATCTACCACTGGTAAAACTGAAACACTATAGTATATGGCATATGTTTTCACGGAAATAGATCTCAGAGAGGTCGACGCCAATGATCTGATTGAAGAGTTGCAAAGTCGTTATTTGGATGACAGGCATCGAGCCGAGCTTATTGATCTTTTGAAAGGCGAAGAAAAAACTAAACTGGATTTATTTTTCAAAGTGAAAGATAGGTATAGCCTTCTGGAGCTACAGGAGTTATTCCAGGAAAAATCCGTCAGTTTACCAACTCCAAAAGAACAATTACCATTATTTATCAACGATAAAACCTGAAACACTATGACCCTCGAAACAGCAAAAAAATTGATAGGCAACTGTGTATACTGCGGCCTATATGCAAACGGAATCATCGACGACAAGCCGGAAAGGATCGAAGTATCCCTGGCAGATCTCATGGAGGCGAACCGACTTGTAGCAGAAGCCAACGAGGCGGCAGAAAAGAAGCAGCGAGAAGAAAGCGGAACTTGCAGCGTACAAATGACAGTAGCGGAAAGAGGACTGGCTGCTATGTACGCAGCCGCAAACTTTGCGGGCGGCAGCTGCGAGGAACCCAATATCGTAGGATATGCCAACGGCAATTATGTCATGGTCATCCATGAGCGGCATTTGAAACGGACAGAAGGCGACGAATCTTAATAAACACAATAATGATGAATAACGATCTATCCGGCGTCTTAAAAGAGGCCGATCCAAACGAAGTGATCGAACAGCTTAAAGTGGCTTTGAAAGAAAAGTCAGCTGTTATCGATGATCTGAAGGCAGAAAGGGATGCGTATAGGAATGCGCTGGAAGAAATCAAAAACATTCACCGTAAATATTACCAGGCCGGCGAACCGGCCAACGGCATGGGCAATCACATGTTCAATATAGCATATGAAGCAAGCCTTCAATACCCTTCACCCTCAAAAGATAAACAAAACGGGATATGAACATTATTGGCTTGTTACAGGTAGCCGTACGAAACAAGTGTCGGAGGATTCATGGGAAAGACACTATAAATCATTGGTTGTGACAGATGAAAAAACGCCTCTCATAGATGTGTTTCAGTGGGCAGAAAATGAATCGCTCGATTGGGATGCGGGCATTACAATTCGTAAAGTAGTGGTTCAATCCGTGATCCCCTCACCAATAAAAGACAAGCCATGATAGAACAAAATGAGATCATAGAAGGCAATCAGTTGATAGCTGAGTTTCATGGATGGAGACATATACCTACTCCGAAAGGTAAGGGTAAAGGATACTGGGACTTCCCGGACTGGAAAAAAGCTAATTGGGATGCTGGCAGCTTTCAATATCATTCCTCTTGGGATTGGCTTATGCCCATGTTAGAAAAAATATCGAGGATTCCACTCCCCGGCGACGGAACGCGCCCAGCGGAGCCGCATGAAACATTTTACCCGTACACATTCGGAATGCTTAGTGCAGAAGGCAGGCTAATGGTTAGAATATGCGCAAATGCTCTTTTTGAGGCGGATACGTTGATGGAAGCCACTTGGCTGGCTGTCGTTGACTTTATCAAAACCAATTCTCAACCACTAAACAATAAGGGTTAATATGGAAAAGGTAACGGACATAAGAGAAGTTCTGCATCTATATCTAGGATGCGACTTTGAGCATGAAGACGATTTTTGCACTCTCACGCGCCACAAATTAGACGGGCGAATGATAGACAAGTGGAATGACAACTGCGTATTATTACTCCGGCCCTTATTGGAAATTACCAATGATGAGCTTTTAGAATTGTGCAAAATATACTACCCTGCACCATTCACTGGCTTATATCAGGATAAATGGAAAATACTTCATCAGTCAGTGGGAAAGCACAAGTCAACTAATTATGCATTGGTGCAGAACGAAAAAAAGAAGGCAACCTTTTGCGTAGAAATGAGTGACGGAACAGTAACATTCGAAAAAGACAATGTACCGGAACAGCAATATAAAACCGCCTTATGCACATTATTCTGTCTCAAAAAAGGGTTTGATATTTTCGATTTAATTAATCGGAAGTTGGCCGAAAAATGGACTCCGGCAATACCAGTCATTGTAGATTAAACAAAACAGCAAGTTATGAACAAGGAGCAAGTATTAACCGATTTCGGATTTTTTGCTAAGGTAATGCCTAATTATTTTGTTACTTCTGCCTATAAGGGTAAAAACGAGATTTGGAGGTGCCGATCAAACACGGGTATTCCGGATGATGAAAAATGGGAATTGCTCGTCAAAGCATTTAAGCAGCGATGGCAGGGAAGGTATTTGGAAATAAATCATACTACTTGCACCAATCATATGGATTTTGACATTTACCTAAAAACTGATGTTCTCTAACCCAACACATATAAACCAATAAACACCTATAATCACTCATTCCTAAAAAATAAAACATGGCAATCCCAATTTTGGACAAGGAATATGAAGAAAGAAAAAAGCAGGCCAAGGAATTGATCTCCGCAGGCGGATGTGCTGCGATAAAATATTGGAGCAATACCGATGCGTTTCGCCTATGCCCCTCTAAATATAAAGACGAAGTGAAGTTTGACCCATTAGAAGGAATGGTATACATATCAGAATGGCTTGATACGGCTAAAAAAGCAATCGAATTTATTAGTAAAGGAATTGAATTGATTGAGCCAAAGCCCACCCCCTCCACCAACAACCAGAGAGAGGGAGAAAAGGAAGTTCATCCAATTTTTAAGGGCTGGAATAGTGAAAAGCTAATAGGTCGGGTGCGTCTTCGTTTTCAGGAACTTATTCGTAAAAAATGGGATTGGAGGAGCTTTTATAACGGTTGGATCGAAGGGCGCGCGGACATGTTGCAGGTTCAGCGACAGGACTATGATAATGCGCAGCCCACAGAGACCCCATCCATGCCCGTAGAGGAAGTGCCGGCAAAGCGTATTATTCCAAAAGACCCTTATTTCGTCGGGCAATGCAATTCCTGCGGCTATAAGTGCTCTTCAGAAGAATGGGGCGGAGGAAGTGCTATAGCAGATACCGGAGATTACACAGACCCTTACTGTCCACTATGCTTATCAAAGGACGTGGATGAGGCGGACGACGATCTTTATATAGATCAAACGGAGCTGCTGATAGCTGCCGTCAAAAGACTTCAAGAGAAAGTTAATTGCCTCGATTTTGAAGGATACACCAGAGATAATCAAATAGGAAATAAGGATTGCAAAATAGGTGAATTACAAGCAGAACTATCCTCCCTCCGCACCCAGCTATCTGACACGAAAAGAGAATTGGAGCGCCAGGCTTCATTAAAAAATTCTGCCCTTGCCACTATAGAGGACCAAAAAAGAAGAAATACGAGTTTGGAATCGCAGCTATCCGAAGCCCAAAATGACCGGGACGCATATAAGAACCAGGCCGCTGAACTCCGGGAATGGATAGTTAGGCAGGCTCATAAATCGCAGGACAATGCCTAACAGGAAAAAATTAAGCATTTGACGGACCGCCTGACCATATCGAAATACAAGGCCCTGGCCAAAAAGAAGCCGAAGTACGGCAGCAAGAAGACCGTGGTCGATGGAATAAAGTTCGATAGTCTCAAGGAGGCGAACCGGTATTGTGTATTAAAATTGCTGGGTAAGGCTGGCAAGATCCGAGGTTTGGAGGTACACCCAATTTTAAGGCTCGTTGTTAATGGTCGACACGTCTGCGACTACGAGGGCGACTTTTCATATTACTTGCCGGAAACCGGCCAAAGAGTGATCGAGGACGTGAAATCCGAGATCACCCGAAAGAACCGGGCCTATAGGATAAAGGTAAAATTGGTTCACGCCTGTTATGGCATCGAGATATTGGAAACCTAAACTTATCCCCAGCCTCCTGGGGAGCCGAAAGGCGAAAGGAGGCGCCCTATCCATGGGGCAATGCGTGGGTCGGCATAGCTCCCAGCCGGGACGGGGGTATTTTATAACAAGCTACTAATACAACAACACGGCCTGCGTTTCTACGCTGGGCCACTTTAAAAAACAATTTTATGCCAATTAACAAATTACAGTATGGAGTTCACCCTGATGTTCTATTCCTTGAATTCGGTTATGGTGATATTATGTTTACCAGGGCCACAGAGGACGGCAGTACTCACGACAATACTTTGATATTCAGCGTATCGGAACCTCATGAAATCGGAGCCGAAACAGACGAGCATAAGGGTAAAATGTCAGATGATCTGCCGCCAGTTCAAATGGTAATGAGATTTCGAAAGCCGGAATCGATCGCAGCCTTGATCCATTCGCTGGTAGAGATACAGAAAGAACTTTTTAGAGCACAAAATTCGCAGCCATGACCAAATCAGTAAAACTCACCCGCTTCATCCTTTTCCTGCTCATAGCAGCCTGGTTGATCTATGCCTGCTGTAATGCCTGGAGACAGGTAAAACCCCCGGAAAAGACTCCGGAACAGGTAATGGAGGATACGTTGAGGATTTATCAGCATAAAAATCCGGAGGAACAATTGTGAATATAAGTGAACCCAAGCCTTTTTCATCGACCCATGACCTCGACTTCCTTTGTTGTCCTTGGGAGAGAGACCCAACTTGGATGCGATTCAAGATTGGAACCTGCCACGGCCTTTGGCGGTCTACTGACGGCGCCTACGAAATCCTGGTGGTGGACAATGAAGTTCCCGGGAACGGACATTTTGAGGATGTGATGCAATGGTTCGAGAACTCTTGCCGGAGGGATGGCAAAAAGTTGCGCCTGTTGGAATTCTTCAATGACCGATTTCGGCGGCATCTGATCGAGAAAAGGGGATTCCGGCCGGAAGGAGAAAACGCGGTCAAAGTATTTGACAATCAATAACAGATTAAAACGGTAATACAATGGCACCAATGAACACCGACCCGTCCGAGCGATTCGATAATCCATTGGTAGACTACGCAACCGCATTTACCGCTGCGATTAAGCCCGCACTTGAATCAGATGACTTCATTGTCTGCATAGGCAATCGGGCTTATTTCAACTTTGGTCCAAAAGAAAAAGTGACGAAGAAAAATAACCGCCCCCAAGGGCATAAACAAAAGACATGACGCCTGAAGCAAAAGCAAAGGAGTTGTATACGAAGATGAAGCGCCAGCAACGAGGTCCCGGTATCGAGGCTGCAGATGGAAATGCAAAGCGGTCCGCACTAATCTGCTGCGATGAGATCATCGCTGCCATCGATTTTGACTGGATGGAAGTACAGAACCTTGAAAGGGAGCACGCCTACTGGCAGGCAGTAAGGCAACACATTGCAAACCAATAAAAACCCACACATACAATGAAAAGAATCATCACGGCCATTTTACTTTTCCCGATTTTGGCTATTGCACAAATACCCCAGCCACAGCCAAACACCTACATCAACGACCTGGCAGGTGTCATTCCGGCCGCCGCCCGCCAGCAGATCAACGAAAAGATAGCCGCGCTAGAAAAGGACTATACCGTGCAAATAGCAGTCGTCCTTATCAATGAGTTGCCAGAGGGCATCGAGATCGATGACTATGCCAGGGAGATCGGCCGGCAATGGCATGTTGGGAATCATGACAATGGTTTGGTCTATGTCGCCTCTGTCAACCAGCACAAACAAAGATTGGAGGTAGCAAGGCGCCTAGAAGGCACTATAACCGATATCGGCGCTCGGGAGATCACTGAACATATAAAGCCATTCTTTCGTACAAAAGACTATACCGGCGGGATCTTGAACATGCTGCAGGAGATCGACCAGCGGCTAAAGCCTGTTCAAGCCGAGCAAAAAGCATTGGGCAGACACCATGAAAAAGGCATGCCCGGCTGGCTGGTATTTGTCCTTTGCCTTTCGGGCGCTGGCCTATTATGGTTCATTATGTGGCTAATTACTAAGAAAGAAAAACCCAACGAACCCGAAAAAGCCGCGGAGCCGGATTGGGACGCAATTGCCGCAAAATCAAGAACTATGCCGCCCCCTTCGCCCAGGGCAAGCCAAAGCAGGGATACAACGATCATCGCGCCAATCATCACAACCAATAATTACAGCAGCCGTAGGGATGATGACGCCCCATCTTATGGAAGTTCGTCAAGTTCATCGAGTAGCGACAGTTCATCTTCCAGCTATGGCAGTTGGGGATCGGACAGCAGTAGTTCATCATCTTCCGACTCCGGGTTTTCCGGCGGCGGATCATCAAACGATTGGTAACCCATGACCGACCCCATAGAAGCCATTATAACCCAGCTGCGCTACGCCCAGGAGCTTGTCAAAACCGAACGCATAGACCTCGACCCGGATAAATGCGGCCCGCTATCGCCTTTGGAGGCCATCGTCCTGCAGCTTTGCGCAGAAGGATATTCCAACCAGGAGATAGCCCTAAAGGTCCACCGATCCATCCGGACTGTAGAAAGCATCCGCTACCGCATTTTGGGCAAGCTCCGGGCAAAGACCATGGCCCAGGCGGTCAGCGTGGCGTTGAGGAGGGGGATTTTGAAATGAGATAACCTATTAAAAAGCAAAATAAATGAACAATATCCAGTTTGACCAAGAGATATACAAGAGAATAAGCCCAAGAGAAATGGAAGTGGCAAAAGCCGCAAGCGAAGGGCTGAGCCTAAAGGCTACCGCCGACAGAATGGGAATTTCAAAAGCCACCGTCCAGAATTACCGGGCTCACATATTTGGTAAGCTCGGTTGCAAAAATATCTCAGAAGCCATAACCCTTCTCATCAAGGGAGGAATGATATGAAGGATTGAAAACAATCCATTTCATGTGGAACCCCGAACTATCTATCTGATTTTAAAAGTTATAACTTTGATCTATATACCATGGGTATTTCAAAAACTATAAAGACGGCTGACCAACTTTGGAGGCTATTTGAAGGCTATAGGACAGTCACAAAGAAGAAACCAAGGACAAGATATGTCATGAATCAGCGGACCGGCCGAATGGTCAAAGAGAAGCTTGAAACCCCGCTCACGAAGGAAGGGTTTTATAATTATGTTGCAAATCAGGGGATTGTATCCACGCTAAAGGACTACTTCAGCAATAGGGAAGATCGCTACGAAAAGTTCGTTCCTATCTGTACGCGCATAATGGAAGAAATCCGTCAGGACCAGTTGGAGGGCGGTTTGGTCGGTCAGTATAACGCCAGCCTCACGGCACGTATAAACGGCCTTACAGATAAGACCGAGTTCTCCGGTCCCAATGGGGGACCGATACAGACTGAGCAGATCACCGGAATGGAGATAAAATGAACGTGTTTTCCCACAAAGGCAACTTTTGCCACGGGCTGGATACAACAAAATTCCCACCGGATACATGAAACTCACCTTCGATACCCGTGGCAATGAAAAGCAAAAGGCCTGCGCCCGGGCGTGGATTGATCCGAATATCACTGACATAGTCTACGGGGGCGCCAAGGGTGGCGCAAAAAGCTGGACTGGCGTATCGCTTATTTTCGGAGATGCCTTCATTTATCCGGAGACAATGTACTTCATAGCCCGTAAGAAGCTCAACGACCTGCGAAAATTCACGGTCCCTACCATCAACCAAGTATTCCAGCAATGGGGCATTACGGACAAATATTACCGGTATAACGGTCAGGACAATGTTTTTAAACTGCATAATGATAGCCAGGTCTTTCTGCTGGATGCAGCGCCTCAACCCTCAGATCCATATTATTACCGCTTTGGATCTATGACCATGACCCGGGGGTGGATAGAAGAGGCTGGGGAATTCGAGGAGGCCGCCAAAAACAACCTTGCAGCCTCAATAGGGCGGTGGAAGAACGATACCTACGGACTGCCGCCGAAGTTGCTACAGACCTGCAACCCGGCTAAAAACTACCTCTACCGCGAATATTACCGCAAGTTCCGGGATGGGAAGTTGGAGAACTGGAAGGCATTCATACAAGCCTTCCCCCAGGATAACAAAATGCTGCCGGCTGGCTACGTGGAGAACTTACTGCGGACATTATCTCGAAACGAGATTGAGCGATTGATCCGGGGAAACTGGGAATTCGATGATGACCCCTCGGTCTTGATGGATTACGACAAGATCGTCGATCTCTTCAGCAATACCCACGTCGAATACGGAGAAAAGAAAATAACCATCGATGCGGCCCGGTTTGGTGGCGACAAGATTGTCATAATTGAATGGGAGGGCTGGCGGGCGAAGGTAAGAGTATTTCAAAAGCAAGCTCTGGACGTTACCTCCCAACGAATAGAAGAGTCCAGGATCAGCCTTAAATGCGGCAAGAGCGATATTCTGGTGGATGAGGATGGCGTAGGCGGCGGCATTGTGGATTTCTACAAATGCAAAGGATTCGTCAATAACAGCTCTCCGCTGCCATCCCCGGACGGCCAGCTGGATGATAAGGGCAACCCGATCCGGGAAAACTTCGATAACCTCAAGTCTCAATGTTATTTCCGTTTTGCCAAACGGGTAAACGACAACGGCGTCTATATAGACTGCGATGATCCTGAGATCCGGCAAATGATCATTGAGGAATTGGAAGTCATCAAACAGCGGAACATGGATAGCGACATGAAGCGCGGTGTTATCCCAAAAGAAGAGATGAAAGAGCTACTGGGTAGGTCCCCGGACTTCGCCGATACCCTGATGATGCGCGAATACTTCGAACTGGCCCCAAAATTCTCATGGGGGGCCATGTAATTATTTTTCTATCTTTGGTAAATATGTAAGCCCGTCGCTGCGCCATAACCCACTTCAAAATGGCGACAGCAAAAGCACCCACCAGGCTACAAAATATCTCGAATGCGTTCGGGAATCTCATTACCTCCATGTTTGGCAGGGGCTCTTCGACAGCCAAAAATAACCCTGGATTATTCGGCACCTTTATCGGCGGTCCAGCCATTTATCCGGACCCCAATGCCGAACGCTGGGTGAAGGAGGCATTCTCCGGCAATGGCTCCGTGTATACCATCGTCTCCCGGGCTGCCAGCAAGTTCGGTTCTATCCCACGCTATGTTTATAAAATCAAGGATAAGAAGGCGGACAGCCAATTAAAGGCGCTGTATCGCCAGCGAGGATATAAACTGAAGCAGTTGCGAGACCTCCAAAAAAAGGCTTATGATGAGCAGATCGTTGAGAACGGGTTGAGTGAATTACTGGCCCGACCTAATGAAAAGCAGGGACAGGATGCGTTCTATGAGTTGGCGAAGGTTTTCAAGATGGTCACCGGTGAGGCATTTATCTGGCTCAATCGCGGTGATATAACTAGCTTGGATGATGATGTTGCAAATGCAATTCCGCCGCTGGAGATGTACGTGCTGCCGACACAGTATGTTCGGATTATTCCAGACCCTCAGGACATTTGGGGATACCTTGGTTTTCACTTCATCGTCAGCGGCGTAGAGCACTTCATCCGCAAGGATGATATGATCCACTGGAAAAGCCCTAATCCCAATTTCGATGGCGTTACTCGCGTCCATATGCGCGGTCTCTCTCCGTTGCAGCCCGGCAATAAGTGGCTGACAGAAGACGATAGCGCAACAGACGCCAGCGTGGCTATGCAACAAAACGATGGCGCAAAGGGCGCCCTCTTCAATAAGCAAATGGGGAATATGTCTCCTGAGCAAAAGAGCAAGATTGACCAGATGATCAACCGGAAGATTAACAACCGGGCACTCAAAGGAGCCGTAACAGCATTGGAGGGAGAATGGGGGTTCATACAAATGGGTCAGACCGGCGTAGAGATGGAAGCCGTACAAGTTCGCTCTGCTGGCTTCGTGCGCCTTTGTAACCTTTTCGGCGTACCGCCGCAAATATTTCTCACTGATACCACATATGCCAATGTTGAGCAAGCTGGCAAGTCTTTTATCAACAACCTGATCGCCCCATCTGCTGCCAGCCTCCGGGATGAAATGAATCTGAAGCTCCTGCCGGCTTTTGGATTGGACAAGACCTATACACACGATATCGATATCACTCAACTGCCGGAACTACAGACAGAAATGGGCCAGCTCGTTACGCAGCTTGCCGCCGCCTGGTGGCTCACTCCAAATGAGAAGCGTAAGGAGATGGGCCAGGAAGAAAGCAGCGACCCGGAAATGGATAAACATTGGATACCCAACAATCTCATCACCATGGAAGACGCCTCGATGGCGGATAACTTAGACTCTTTTGCAAATGACACCGGAACAAATCAAGCAAATCCTGGACAACAAATACCCGATCCACAAAAAGGGGGATTCGGAAAAGGGAATTAAAAGGGATTGCCCAATGACTGTGAGGGCAAAAACGCTTGCACGGGCGGCTCTGACAAACAGGATAGCTCAAGACGAGTCGAATGGAATGTCCTTCGAAGAAATACTCGCGAAATATGCAGACCAAGGAGCAATACATACGTAACCAGGAGATCATCATGCGCCGGCTGGCCAAAGCCTTCGTCCCGCAGGTATATGCTGCCATTCGGTCGCAAGTGGCTGCGGCGGTTCAGGCTGTGCGGGAAAAGGGTATTCAGGGGGCCCAGGGTAATATACACGGTTCCATCATCAATACTGAGATATGGCCGATCATCGAGGATTTATATCGCACAGCCGCAAAGCTGGCTATTCGAAAGTACAAGCCCAACAAAAAGGCTTTTGGCTTTAACGAGGAGTTTATCAACGCTATTATAGCCTATTTCCACAAGTATCTGCTCGAAAAAGTGGTGCTGCCTATCAGTCAAACGACAATAGATTATGTAGAAAAGGTACTGCAGCAGGCTTTAACCGAAGGCTGGGGCGTCGATAAGACAATCAAGCAATTGGAAGATACAGAGCTCCCCAAATGGCGGGCGCGGCTTATTGTCCGCACCGAATCGGCCAGGGCCACCAACTTCACACAGATGGCTGCTGCCGATGAGGAAGATGTGGAGATGGAAAAGCAGTGGATAGCCATCGATGACAATCGCACCCGTAAAAGTCATAGCCATGCCGGCGTAGATGGCCAGCGAGTAGATATAGATCAGCCTTTCAGTAACGGCCTCATGTTCCCGGGTGATCCGAACGGACCAGCTAAGGAGGTCTGTAATTGCCGGTGTACGCTGGGTTACTTCGCCAAGCGAGATGCGAATGGCAACCTCATTCCAAAGCAGCCGCAGCCACTCAACCTCATTTCCCGTATGGGCATCAATCAGGCGGCATAGTTGAAAACAATCATGATTTTGTATCTCATAGATAAAATCTATCTATCTAATTTCGATGAACGAATAATTCATCGAATTGTCCCAAATCGAATACAAATCAATTCCACTCAAAGTCAATGACGTAGACAAGTCAAGCAGGACCGCTGTCATTGCTCACGCAGCCTACAATAACATCGACCGAACAAAGGACATATCCCGTAAAGGCATGTTTAAAAAGAGTTGGGATGAGGGGATTGATGAAATTAGCCTGTATGTGAATCATGATGATACGCAAGCTCCCGGTAAAGTAGTTGGCGTGAAAGAGGATGCAGAGTATGCCTACACCGAGACGAAGATGGGCACACATACCCTGGGTAATGATACGCTGATCATGATGGATGAAGGCATTATCAAAAAAGCATCTTTCGGTTACATAACGGTCAAGTCGAAGCCTATTGAGATCAAAGGCCAAAAAGTCCGGGAACTTTTGGAAGTCAAGCACATCGAAACATCTGTGCTGACTAAGATGCCCGCCAACCCAAAGGCCGGCATTGTCTCTGTGGTAAAGGCCTTCTCTGGTCTGTTGGAGCTTAAGACCCTCAATGATCAGGAGCAGGCGTTTCTGCAGATGATCATCTCCAGCGGTTCGAAGTTGGTGCGCCAGGCGCTTGATCTGGCGGATTCCCTGGATCCTGATGCCGACTTGTACACATGGGTGAATTACTTTATTCAGCAGCAATCCTCCTGGATAGGAGATGCCAAGAGCAATCTTCGATGGGGGCGTAAGGCGCTGGATCATTCCATGACCGACCTGAAATCCCATATTCAGAACATGGAGCGCTTTGTTCGGAATACACGGGCATCAGACGACTGCATCAAAAGCATTGAAGCCGAATTATTATCGGCTAAACATATCGTTTCCCTGTACGATACCGCAATCACTCATGAGATCAATGAGCCGGCTGCCAGCGAGAAGGGTAAGGCGAATGAAGGCGAAGTATTCGCCGCACTCAAATTACTTAACCTCAAAGCATCATTATCATGAGCGACATATTAATTGACGAAATCAAATCGGTCGGAAAAAAGATCGATGATCAAAAAGGCTCCTTCGAAAAAGCCATAACAGAGCAAAAAGCCCTAATCGATACAAAGTTTTCCGAGGCCGAAAAGCTGGCCAAAGAAGCCAACCAGAAAATCGAAGATGAGGTAAAGACCATCAACGAGGACTTGGCAAAGAAGGGCGCGACACTGGAGGAAATCCAAAAAGAAGTCAAGGCCTTTAAGGCAAAGGCTGGCCGGTTCTCTGGCGGCGAAAGCGTTGCTGAAAAGAAAACCGCTGAACTTATCGCCGAAGCGTTCGAGGAGCATTTTAAAGAGATAAGCACTGCCCGGAAAGGAGCTCCTGCCCGTGTCGAGATGAAGGCAGCTGGCACAATGACTGCTGCCGCCAACCTCACCGGCAATGTAGTGGCAACTTACAATCTCATCCCGGCAGTAAGGGGACGCAGAAAGATCAATGTCCGGGACCTGCTCCCGGTAATCAATAGCACCACCGGCGTATGGAAGTTCTACCGGCAGCCTATACCGGCAGGTGAGGGTTCTATCGACTTTCAGACATCCCACGGCACAACCAAGCAGCAGGTTGACTATGATCTGCAGGAAGTAACGGTTAATGCCGAATACCTCGCCGGTTTCGCTTTGATCGCAAAGCAGATGATGCAGGATCTTCCTTTCTTGCAAAACTTCGTGGCCAATGAGTTGGTTGAGGACTACAAACGCCAGGAGAGCCAGAAATTCTTTGACCTGCTGACCGCAGGCGCCCTCGGTGATGGCACAACTACGTCAACAGTATTGGCGGAGAAATACATTGACTGGATCGCGCAGCTGATGTCTACCGACTATTACGCGAATGCCATCGTCACCACGGCCAAGAACTGGGCGACCATCCTGAAGACCAAGCCGAACGATTATGACGTTCCTGGCGGCATCACCATCTCTGCTGATGGTACTGTGTATTTCTGCGGCATCCCGCTGATCGCACAGAACAACATCGCGACAGGTAAAACGCTGATCGGCGACTTCACAAAGGCTGCCATCATACAAACGGAAGGCCTGGCTGTTGAGTTCTTCGAACAGGACGGAACGAACGTGCGCCAGAACCTTATTACGGCCCGCGTTGAGGCGCGTGTAGGTCTGGGTATTCTTCGCCCCGACGCTTTCATCTACGCGTAAACGCTCCCCGCTGGCGCACAGCGGGCAACAACTTTTAGTCGCAGTGACGACACTTACATATTACGAGTGAGGGGGTTTCTACCCCTTTACTCCATTTTTGAAAATGACAACCGTTTACGCTTTCGTGGGACGCAAACGGTTTATTGATAAGCCAAAAGGCCGGAAGTCAACCACGAATTGATGACCGGTCTTTTTCATTTATGAACATCCGCGTCCATCTTTCATCGGTAGCCGGCAGCGATGAGAAAACCATTGAGGCCATCGAGCAGGCTATTAAGGACCGGCAACCGTTCGGCTTGAAATGTCAGCGGTCGACCATTGTATTCATCACGCATCAATACAAGGTGTACTGGATATGGAGCGACGGGGAGCCCGGGCCTGTGGTCGTTCTGGACAACCTGAAGGGGTTTATAGACCATGTTCGAATTCAATACCTATCCCACAAAGACCTTGTATCAACGGACGAATTATTGGGCATAGCCAAATTATTACAGTATGAGCAACAACAAAAGCGTTTGGGACTTCTGTGAGGTGAAGTATTGCCTGAATCAGAACAGCAGGCCGGACCGATGGACGCAGGCGCAGGGGGAATTATCCCGGGTGAAGATGGAAGGAGTTGAGCGGTTCGCGGCCCTGCCAGCTGACCGACCTTTCAAATCCTTTTGCCTCAGCCAGTATGCGCTGTTAAAGAGCTTTCTGGCTACAGGGAAGGAAACGCTGCTGGCGATGGAGGATGATGTTGTATTCCGAGATCTGGGGCACCTGCCAGCGGCTTTACAGGCGCTTCCAAAAGATTGGGACATACTATACCTGGGAGCAAACATCACGGCCATGGTCCATGGGATTGATGTAAACCCACCTGAGCCATGCAGCTGGACAAAGCATCTATGGCGTGTCCGCCGGGCCTGGACGACGCATTGTATAGCCTATACACGCAATGTAGCTCAAAGGATTGTTGACGCATATCCAATCCACTCCTTTGAGATGTACGACTGCTGGTTGTCTAATAACATCCTGGAGCTGTCCAACGCTTACCTGATCAATCCCATGGTCGCATGGCAGGCCCCCGGTAAAAGCGATCTGTGGGGCCAAGAGACGGACTATACTGGGGCATTTATTCATGGAGATAAAATAATGAGTACATGAGATTATTCGGAACCATATTACTGATCCTGCTATTCTTAGCGATGGTTTTGGTCATATTATCCCTGTGCTACTCAGTGCTCCTGATAATAGGCTCCGTGTTAGCAATTATCATCCTTTTCATTTGTGCATTCATAATTTACGTTAATGATTAAACTCGTCACCTTCACCGACTCCCGCATGACCATAAGCGCCAACAAGTGCGCTCAGTCGGCCATGCAACACGGAGCCACAAGTTACAGCATATGGACACCCGATGATCTATCGACTGAGTTCCGTGAGACAATGGCCGATGTATTGAAGCATGAGCGCGGCGCCGGTTTTTATTGCTGGAAGCCTTACATAGTTCACCTGGAAATGTGCCGATTGAAAGATGGCGACATTCTCGTGTACTGTGACGCGGGCAATGAATGGGTAGGCGATATGCGACAGGCTATTGACGCCATGGACCAGGACATTCTTTTCTTCTCGAATGGATGGCGGCATATGGATTGGTGTAAAATGGACACAGCCTTTGCGATTATCCCAGAATCATTTTGTGATTTTGATGGGGAATTCGCCACATGCGGTATTCCACTGGATGGATTAAGGCAAGTCCAGGCTTCAACCTTCTTTGTCCGTGTCTCCCTGGAAACGCGGAAATTCATCCAGGAATGGTACGCATGGTCATTGGTCCCTGGCATGATCGACAATGAGGCCAGCAAGCTCCCCAACGTGCCGACCTTCCAGGAACATCGCTGGGATCAATCAATCCTGTGCTGCCTTCAGATCAAGTATGGATACCGATTGCATTGGTTTCCAACGACTACAGCCGGACATTTAAGGTCAGGCCACGAAGGCGACAAATATCCCGTACTTTTAAATCATCATCGAAAACGCAATCATGAGTGGTAAAGTATGGTTTTTGGCCCCCTTTCGGCGCCGCAAAATAAAAGGGATCGAGATGTTCGCCAATCTGGAAAATAAGGAAGAGCCGCGTAAGGTTTGCAGTAATTGTGGCGCTTTCATCATGGGTGAACGCTTTATTTTAGAGGTCAAAATAGGCGGGCAGCCTGTTGAAAAGAAAACGGATCTATGTCAACCTTGTTATAATAAATTGAAAGAGCTATGAGCACGGCTAAAGCAACCAAGCATATCAACTTTTACGCTAAGTACGGTACCGACATCCACTCGCAGAACGGCGAAGATGGCGTTCTTTCGGAAGTCTTCCGGAGGCTGAAGATCGACAAAGGAATCTTCTGTGAGTTCGGCGCAGCTGACGGCATCTTTTGCAGTAATACCCGCTTGCTCCTGGAAAATGGCTGGTCTGGAAAGCTCATTGAGGCCGATCCTGCCAGGGCAAAGGCACTCATAGATAACACCCTTGGCAAGAAGATTGAGTTGTATTTCGGGCCAGTGACCGCCCAGAACGTCAATGAGCTGATCCCGGCGACGCTCAACCTGTTGTCGATAGATGTCGACAACGACGATTTCAACATATGGAACGCCTACAGAGGCGTTGCTGACGTAGTAGTGATCGAGGTCAACAGTTCCATTGCCCCGCCGGAAGTGGTCATACCGGGCACCAGAGGGGCATCCTATAGCGCCATGGTCATGCTGGGGCTATCCAAAGGGTATTTCCTGCTGGCGCACAAAGGCAACTGTATTTTCCTATTGAATAAATATCGCAATCTTTTTCCCGAGATCGAGGGAGATGGCGTTGCGAACGCGGACCTATACTTTGACAGGTCTTGGCTGTAATGTGTAAGTCGTCGATAAAGCTGCGGCGGTTCATTCCGCATGCTGACAAATTCCTCCATTGGGCGGTATGGCAGATTCGCCAATGCGCTGTTTCAGATAGCAGCCGTCATAGGTATTGCCCGGAAAAGTGGCCAGCCTTACGGCTTTCCTCCGTTCATAAATTGGGATCATAAGGAACGGTTTGGCTCAACTGAAGACATTGAGCTGGACAAATACTTCGTGAACCCACTGCCGCGCTTGTCAGACGCCGGCATCCTTCCATTTAAAAAGAAAGAATATCCATGGGGCTACCATGATATTTACCTGCCTTCTGGCTGCTGGGATCTCTCCGGCCATTTCCAGAGTGAAAAATACTTCAAGCATTGCATTGATGAGATAAGGCACTACTTCAAGATGAAGGATGAGCCTGGGATTATCCATTCCGTGGCTGTGCATTGCAGAAAAGGTGACTATGATAATGCCTACCACCCTGTTTTGGGGCCAGATTATTACTGGAAGGCAATAGGGCAATTCCCCAAAGGGAAAACCCAGTTTATAGTTTTCTCCGATGACATAGCAGCCGCCGAATCCATGTTTACGCTAATGGGTTTCCCGCCGTCGCCTACCATGATTTTCTCCAAGGGCCGCAACTATATCGAGGACTTTAAGGTAATGAAATGCTGCCAGCACTTCATTACCGGCAATTCCTCTTACTCCCTTATGGCGGCTATCCTGGGAGAACATCCTGAAAAGAAGATCGTATGCCCGGCCAACTGGTTTGGACCAGCATGGAGTATCCCGATGGAAACAAAAGACTTGTACCCTGAAAATGCGATAGCGATATGATAGAAGAAACATGGCTACCAATTAAAGGTTATGAGCTGCTTTTTGAAGTAAGTACGCATGGTCGCATTAGAAGTCTTGCCAAGAGAAGTCGGAAGACTGTTCTACATCTGTTGTCCGGAGTGTATTACGACAGCGCCAGAGAGGCTTATAACCAATCGAACGGAGAGATCAGATTTGAGGTCTTCTGCAAAAATATTCGTAACAACAAAAACTACACATATGGGGCTTAGGTTGCTATTTTCAGTACATCTTTATCCGCCAAAACACAATTGCCCGTAGCGGCCGGTCTTTAATTAGGTCGGCCGCTACGGGTGCAACCAAAGAGGGGGAGAATATTTTATTCACAACATGGCCAAATACTTGGTGAGCAGGGGCCATCAATGCCGCGTTCTGCTCCACCAAGGGAAGAAATATGGCATCACTAAGCCCTACGATTACGAGGGGGTAGAGGTGTTCCCAGCGGAAAAGCAATTGGACACGCATTTCCATTGGGCGCAAAAGGCAATCACCCACCTGGAATACACCAAGTGGACAGCACTGATCTGCAGGACCATGAAAAAGCCGGTGATCTTCATAGCTCACAACACATCAGGTTATTATAACTTCCTGAATGACGACCGTCTGCCCATCAATGTTATCTACAACAGCCGCTCAGCCAAAGAGTTATTGAACTACAACAAGCCATCCATGGTCCTTCACCCGCCGGTTGACTGGCGGAAATATGACGTCTGTCCCGATCCTAGCAAGAACCGGTTTATTACCCTGATCAACCTGAATGACAATAAGGGCGGGAATGTCTTCTATGAGATCGCCCGCCGGATGCCCGAGAAGATGTTTCTGGGGGTAAAGGGAAGCTATGACGAACAAATTGTTCAGAACGTGCCCAATGTCATCCTCATGGATAACACGCCCCATATCCTGCCCATTTACCAGCAGACGCGTATCCTGCTGATGCCATCGGCATATGAATCCTGGGGCATGACCTGTACTGAAGCCATGTGCAATGGTATCCCAGTTATATGCACCCCCACGTTCGGCCTATCGGAGAACGCAGGAGCGGCCGGCATATACGTGGAGCGGGACAATATTGATGGCTGGGTCAAAGAAATTAAAAGGCTGGATAACAAAAAAACGTACCTTCGGCAAAGCGAAATATGTAGGCATCGTTCACGCGAACTGGACCCCTTACAGGAGTACCAGGAGTTGGAAAACTTCATCCAAAACGCAAAATAAGGGACGATGCTTCAAAACTTCTTCGACGATATCAGCCAGGAAGAATCTTACACCCCGCCTGCCGAGCCGGTTACGCTGGACGAGGCAAAATCCCATTGCTACATCACCCATAGTGAAGATGACGACTATCTGACGAATATCCTGATCCCATCGTGCCGCGCCATCCTGGAAAATTACTGCCATATTTCTTTGGTGGAAAAGTCAGTGACCGCTACGCTGAGGATAGAGAACAATATCAGCACCCGTTTTTCCAATTCATACAGGAGCCCTGAGGACCAGGAGAATGTCGTAGAGCTTCCTTATGGGCCGTTCAAGGAGTTCACGAGCATTACGCGGGTCTGCGGTAGCTCGGTGACCAATCTGACGGAGAACGAGGACTATATGCTCACTGGCAGCCTTTACAAGCAAATAACCCTCAATTCTACCGGAACATACATCATTATCTATAAAACAGGCTATCAAAATGCCATTCCCCGGGACCTGAAGCTGGCCATTCTCAATGAGATCCTTTTCAGATACGAGAAGAAAGGTGATGAGAGCAAGCGATACAATGCGGACGTACCTGGCGTCTGCGCTGCATCGCAGATCATCGCCGATAAGTACAGGAGGATCGCATGGCATTGACCTATACCATAGGAGAGTTCCGCCAGGTGGGTGTATTCCAAAAGAACCAGCCAGCGGATAATGATTCCGGCGGACAGGCTGACAACTGGGTCAACATAGTCACCACCCGCGGAAAGCTGGAGAAAACGAAGGGCGGCAAAGGCATTGAGGAAGGTAGCTTGCAGTTCAATAAAAGCTATGTGTGGATTTGTAGGTATCAAAGCGATCTGATCATTGACCAGGACACGCGATTGATAATAGATGGACACCCTTACCAGATCATGGACTTCGAATTGGAGAACCAGATAAGACATATTTACATTTTCAACCTCAATAAAATAGATGTCTGACAATCCCGCTATAGTTGGACTGACAGAGCTGCAGCGCAAGATCTACCGGCTGCAGGACAGACTTGTGCGGGATGTCGAAAGAGAATTAGCGGACGGGGCGCAATCGATAGCTGCAGAGGCCAAACAACGTGCGCCGGGCGATCAGGGAACGCTCCGCCAGCAAATAAGCTCGAGAAAAGTAGATGCCACGCTTTATGAAGTAACGAGCAATGCCGAATACAGCCCTTATGTAGAGTTCGGCACAATGGAAAAGGTACAGATACCGCCGGGGCTGGAAGAATATGCCGCCCAGTTCAAAGGCAATTTTGCCAGCGGGCTGTATACGGAAGGCGGGGGCTTGCCGGCAAAGGAAGCAATTTACGCTTGGTGCAAGAGAAAAGGAATAGATCAGGAGCTTTGGTATCCTATCTACGTCTCCATCATGATCCATGGGGTTACACCGCAACCTTTCTTTTTTCCGGCTTATGAACGCATAAAGCCGATCATTATTAACCGGGTTCAAAAATTATTGGATAATAAGGTATGAGAACTTTCAAAGTATCGGAGCTCATTGTAGGATGTATATACCAGTGTCAACTTTCCGGCCTGCGCTTACTCATTGAGAAAATCCCAACCGCAACCGTGAAAACGATGCAAGGCGAACAGGTGACACAGTGGGAAATAGGCGCCATGTATTTTAATCCGGTCACCGGCGCTTATACTCACATGAAACCGATAGACAATCAATTAATTGAGGTAGAATGATCGACGTCAAACACCCGGTAAGGAAGGCATATTATGAGCTATTGAATGGCTCACTGCTATATAATAGCACGGGCGTGCCGGTGAGCGATGACATAAAGAAGCTGCAGGACGCCGGCGCGAACCCTTATGTCCTCCTTTCCATTCAGTCAGGGAGCGATACGGGAACCATGCAGAGCTTTGATAGTGATGAGGATATTTCGGTAGATATCGTCTACAAAGCCGCCAGGGCCAATAAGCAGGTGGTAGACAACATCGCCGGGCAGATACTGGGCCTTGTCCTTCCGTCGCCAGGAATCGACGGACTTGCGCGTCAGACGGGCGTCCAGATCAACTGCGTCAGGACATT